GCCATAAAGACGACCAGTGTCACCAGAGCGGAGTCCCAGCCGCCAAAAATGGCAGTAAAAAAGCCGCCGACCAAGCCTGAACTGACCCCAAAAAGTTAGACAAAGATTCAAAAGAAAATTTATGCAAAGCGACTAAGAGGAATCTTGGTCGCTTTTGTTATGCAGCTTTATGTCTGAATTCTACAGGAGATAGGCCATTCAGCTTAAGTTTGATGCGTTTGTTGTTGTACCATTCTATGTATTCATGAAGTTCTGATATGAAATGTTCAACTGAGGTAAACTCTTGTAAATATAGTAATTCTGTCTTTAGCAAGCTGAAAAAGTTTTCAGCACAGGCATTGTCAAGACAATTCCCCTTTCGGGACATACTCTGCCGGATGCCTTTCTCTTTCAGCATTTTCTGATAGTGCTTGTGTTGATACTGCCAGCCTTGGTCTGAATGAAGAATCAGATTTGTGTTGTCCGGTATTTTTGTAAATGCTTTCTCAAGCATATCCGTTACCTGATTCAAATTCGGATGGCGACTTAGATTGTATGAAATCACTTCGCCATTATATAAATCAATGATTGGTGACAGATACAGCTTAATTCCAAACAATGCAAATTCAGTAATGTCAGTTACCCACTTTTGATTTGGCTGATCTGCTTTGAAATCCCGTTCCAGAAGATTCGGTGCGATTCTGCCGACATTACCCTTGTATGAGTGGTACTTATGCATACGGACACGGCAAAATATGCCCATTTTACGCATCAGTTTCTGTACGGTCTTGTGATTGATCACAAACTTCTTCTTCAACTCTTTGGTAATTCTCCGATAGCCGTAACGACCTTTGCTTTTATCGTAAATGTGACGTATTTCAGTTTTGATTTCAGCATATCGATCCGGCTTTGGATGATCAAATTGCTTGCTGTAATAGTAATAGGTGCTGCGAGGGATATCGGCTACATCAATGAGCAGACCTATCTTGAATTCATGCCTCAGTTCCCATATCACTTGTGCTTTTTCTCTTGCCGTACCCGCTCGGCAACCAAGGCATTCAATTTTTTTAAGTATGCATTCTCCGCACGAAGACGCTGTACTTCTGCAATCAGATCTTCTTCTTCCTTAATTTTCGGAGGTCGCCCTGTGGATTTCCTTCCTCTGCGTTCTATGTAAAGTCCCTCTGCTCCTTCCTCAAGATAGATTCGTTCCCATGCTGCTACTCTATCATGATCGCATATGTCAAATTGACGTGCAGTTTCACGATAGCTTAACTTTTCTCTATGCATTGTTTCCACTACTTTGATTTTGAATTCCGGTGTGTATCTTTTGTTCGGCTTTCCTTTTGGCATAAAAATGCCCCCTTTCGTTAGACTTTTTATTGGTATATTTCTATTATACCACATTGTCTAACAAAAGGGGAGCATTTCAGCCGACAGCCACGCAAATAGTATCTTTCATCATATTTTTAGTCCTCCAGTACTTTCAGGAATCGGATTTTTGGGTGGGAATTGTTGCTTCTGCCTGCCCATGCAAGGTAATATTCGCCGTCAGAAATGCCGGTGCATTCTGTGATGGTGGTGATAAAGGTTTCCGACTGCAGCCATTGGAAATCCAGAGAAACCGCACGATTTGCATCGATCTCTGTGTTCACATACACACCAATAGGAATGTCGATCTTCTGCGGTTTCTGCACCAGATACAGGCTTCCGGCTTCGCTGGAACCCGACTGATAGGACATCACGATTTCCGCATTTTTCGTCAGAGACAGAGGCTTTGCACAAACGGTCAAGACCGACTTATCCCAGTTAAAACACGTTTGCGAGTAGGACAACATGAAATCATTTTCTGCACTGCAAAACTGCGGATAAGCAGTCAGGAAATCCGCCATTGTCTGATAGCTGCCGTCCAGAATCATACTGAGATTTGATGCATAGGTCGAAATGGCATTCTGCCCGGACTGAAACAGGACGGTGTAATTTCTGCCGCTTGTCAGATTATCGATTTGCTTTTGCAGGCTCTCCAAAGTACGTTCTGTCTTTTCTGAATAGACTGTAACCTTTGTGCTAAGCCCATTGATTTGTGTGCCAAAACCATCCCATTGTGCGATTTTAGCGGCAGTGATCTGATCCAATGCGGATTGATTTTCGTGGGTATGCGATTTATCTTCCAGGTGTGTGATGGAAAGTGTATGCTCCTGCAGGGTGTACGTCAGACTGTCGGATAATTCCTGCACTTTTTCATCCACATAAGTAACCTTAGCATAGGGTGTAAGGTCTACGGCTGCACCCTCTGTTAATGTCACTGTAGTTGTACCATTTTTATCTGTAATGGTGATTGTGATAACACTGCCATTCTTCACAACATTCGCAATCGGGGAAAAGCCGTCTGTGCCGTCTTTACCAGCTACGCCAGCATCTCCCTTTTCACCTTTTTCTCCTGGAACGCCCTGCAGCCCTCTATCTCCGGTGTTGCCCTTTTCACCACGCTCACCAGTATCACCTTTTTCACCTTTCAAGGATAAAAGCCATTTTTCCTCGGAGTCTTCGTAGCCATGCTCCACTGCAATTGCATATGCTGATTTTCCATCTGCACCATCTTGACCGGGATTTCCTTTGGCTCCTGTATTGCCTTTATCACCTTTCAAGGAAGAGAGCCAGTCTGATTCAGAGCCTTGATAACCTTGCTCTACCGCAATTTGATATGCAGATTTACCGTCTGTACCTTTTTCTCCGTTTGCACCATTATGAAGCATTGCAGAAGTTTCACCATCGGCATCGACAATGGTAATTACAACACCAAACTCCATTTGCTCCGCCTTCACTTTGGGGGAAAATCCATCTTTTCCATTTTGAAGTCCAGCAGCCTTTTCATCCAGTTTTTTCAAAAGCTGCGTATATAAATCCGGCGTCGGCGGAATTGGCGTATCCCCATCTGCAACAAAACCAGATGGTCGAATATGCAGTGTGACAGGTACGGTTGTTGCACGCAGTGTAGTATCGCTTTCTGCATCGTAGCCGAACAAACTCATCTTCACCGAACCGGGATGCAGTTCGGCAGGCAGCAAGCAAGTCGTTCCCCCTGTGCCAAGCACCAAGTTGTATGTTTCTTCGCACTGCGTGAACTGCACCACCTTGTGCAGCGTTTTCCAAACCCCATCAAACACGAACTTCACCGAAACAAATGCGATCTGGTCAGAAGCAATGATCTCTCGCTCCAGCACTTCGATTTTTTGCTGTTTCACTAAGAATTTCATCATCCGTTTTTCACCTCGTTCCACACATTATTTTCAGGATCATATTCCAAATAGCCGTCTATGCACTGGATCTTTTTCAGATAATTGTTGTAGGAATGTTCTCCGGAGGACATCCAGTTGGTTGGTTTGGTGATGGCGTTCCACTGCGTAATCGTACCCTCATAAGTGATGGTTTTTAGGCTTTCGCAATACGTCAGTATATTTTGTCCGAATGTCTTGCAATTTGCCGAAATCGTAAGATCGGACAATGCTGTACATCTTGTAAACGCAAAAGCACCAATGGAATCACACGCAACACGAGCAGCCTTCAGCTTTGCACAGCCGCTGAAAACATACTTTCCCCATGTTTTCACGCTGGCAGGCACAGTGACTTCTGCAATGGCAGTGTGCTGAAATGCAAACGACTGGATCGCAGTAACAGCCTGCGGAATCGTAACGGAAGTCAGACCAGCGGTATAGCCGATTGCAGCATCTTCCTGTGCAAAAGCAGAATCACCAATGCTGGTCAGTGTAGCCGGCAGAGATACCGTTTTCGCATTGGCACAATGATAAAACAAACGGTCACCCAGACCAGTAATGCCATTGCTGAGCACGATTTCCTTGATCTGGTCGTTTTGATCAAACACAGAATCATGAGAGGTATAATCGTAGGTTGCACCCGTGCCACGCAGCAGCAGTTTGCCGTTGTCATAGAGAACATAGTAGATGTTTTCACCGCACTGTCCGGTTGCTAGGATTTCGCCTGCGGTCAAATCATCTACCTTGGTTTGCAGTTCGGAAATCTGGCTGTTCATCGCATCCAATCGCTTTTGCAGTTCTTCCAGTGTGGCATTTGTCTTTGCCATTTCAGAGAGCATCTCCGTCACTCTGCATTTGCCAAGAATGCACTTGCAGTATCCGCATTTGCTTTCATCTGCACGGCAGTCTGTCAGGTCGGAATCCAGAATACTTGTCGTTCCGGCACGCAGTCTTACAACTGCTAAAGTCAGATAAGTCGTCACATTGTTGTTGGTAAAGGCGGGAATGGTTGGACTGGTGGCTGCTGTACCTGCCAGAACACGAATTCCACAGGTGCGAGTGGAACGATCACAGTAGATTCCGATTGCTACATAACGATTCAACGATTCATCTACATAAGAGGAAAGATCAACTGTATGCAAGGTGTTGCTGATCAAGTAATGCCCATCAATCCACGCCTTGCCTGTACCGAATGTAACAGATAAACTTTTAACTGTTGGTGCAAAACACTGCCGGTAAGTATCCAGAATCCCATTGCAAATTAAACTGGACAAATATGCCGTGAAATCCTCTGCGGTATACACTCGGTCGAGGTTTTGTGCGTTAAAAAACCCATAAGAAAATGCCATATGAATATCACTCCGTTTCTTTGAAAGTCGGTGTCAGACTTCTGCCGTTCTGGTCGAAACTCTCCACCATGCCGATCAGCTGGATTCTGGGCTGAAGCAAGCCGAATCTTCTCTGTTCCACGGTTACATAGTCGCCCACAAAATAATCCTTGTTGTACTGATACTGGGTGGAGAAAGCGGCGATAGCGGATTCCGATGCCGTTTTTGGCTGCACCAGATGCTCCGCACCGCTGCTTTTCAAAATTTCCAGATATTCCGCATCGGTCACATCCTCTTCCTGTGCCGTGTTTCGCTCATCTACATACACCTCGTAGCGGTCAAGATAGGTCGGCTCTGTACCAGAACAGAATGTCGTGCGTTTTCTGGCATTGCCCTCGCCGCAGCCCAGCACATAGGCGAAGTTTTTCTGCACCGCATCGTCTGCCGCATAAGAGAACGACAGCAGATTGTTGTACGCATCGGAGAACACGATGTGAGGATTGTCGTCCTGCAACAAACTGCGGTCTGTTCCGGAAAACAGGTCGCATTTCAGTGCATTTCCATCCAGACGCACATTTGCCGAACCACCGATGGTTTCACAAAGGCTGTACAGCCATTCTAAGATGTTATCATAGCTGACCTGCATTCGTGCGGTTTTCTGCCAGCAATCGCCGGACACTATTCCCATGGAAAAACCGGGCAGATTGCGGATTCCGGCGGAGATGACATTGCGGAACAGCACCTTGCGGACGATGTCCTCATAGCTGCCGTTTGCAGTGATGGTTGGATAGATGATTCTTCGTTCCAGCAGGCAGGCAAGAAACCGTCCGGTGACCGTCAGATAATCGCCCTTTTCGGCATCGGTCTCCAATTGCAGAGATTCAATAATGCCGAAGTGCTGTGCATCATCGCTCCTCGCCACAATTCTGCCACGCTGAAAGATAGATACATTCTGCGGACTGGCGGCGATATACACCTCAAAGCAGCCGCACTGGTAAAATTCAATGTCCCATAAGAGTGAAGAATAGCTGTCGCAGATGGCTTCCAAAGAAACAGAAATGCGGTTTTCTTCTGCGATAAGGTTGTAAATTTCCAACTGCATTTCTCATACCCCCAAATAGGAATTGCGGTGCATTAATGTCACACGCAGCTTTTTCACACCACGAACTGCCTCAACCCGAAAGATATTCGTGCCTTCTTTTAGTGTCAGCCAAGTCGAGCCGGAAACCAGTCGGTTCAGGATATTGCTGTCTACGCCATTGCGTGTCAGCGTGACGGTCTTGTTTCCGGTTTTCGTGGTAACTGTAATGACATCACCGGTCAGAATATCGCCTTTGATTTGCAGATACTCGCCGTTTTCGTTGTAGATGGTCGGTGTCACTGCCACCACTTCCTGCGGAATGTCGCTGGGCAATGCCTCAATTCGCAGTGTGAATCCAGTTTCATCGCCATCATTGGTAATAGAAAACAGGTTGCTGTTAGAGTACACACCCAAAGGAAACGGAGCATCGCTCTCCGGAAAGGGAAAGTGAAATGCTCCGATCACACCGCTGTAGTAGGCATAGAAAATATCCCGGCTGTACCAGTAAATGTCCGGACAGAGAATGGAGATCTGACCGCTGATCTGCTGCTCGAAATGCTCCACTTCACAGGTTTCCACATACCCCTCGGCATAGACATCGATGTTCGCCGTCTTGTACCAGATCTTGATGTATCGGGACGGCTTAACCACATGATACAGATGATGCCGCCGCTTCTCAATGCCGATGCCACGCATGGCAAAGGAAATGACCACGTTTCGCTTTTCGATGAAGGCGTTGTTGAGATAGCTGCCGTTCATGCCTGCATAGCTTGAAGTGCTGACTGTTCCGGCAGGCGGATTCAGACCTTCGATTTTGGAGGTCATGTATTGATTGGCGGTGGTGGATAGATTCACTTGTTCGCCGGATTCGTTTTCAAGAGTGAGGGTGAAATACATGGGATACCTCCTTGACTTTTTGGGGTGGAGTGTGGTACAATTGTATCATATATTTCAACATTAAGGAGATACAGGATGAAATTATATGAACGAGATTACTTAAAATCGCCTTTTTTAGAAGAAGAACTAGAATACGAAGAAGTTCAAAAAAAAGAATATGAAGGACGGAAACGTATTAAAAGGAACCTTCGATACCTATATCCCCCTGCAATACGTCATCATTTAAGTTTGTTTCCAAATAATCATATTGAGTTGATCGATTACAAGTCATCGGATAGATTGCATTTGAAACCGGAAATAGATTCACTAACTGAGGAATTCAAAGAATTAATCCATAGTTCAGAAACAAACGAACAAGATATCCTTAGATTTATTAATCATAAGCCTGCCTTTTATATTCCGGCTTCTATTCTTTATGCAGGTGGATTTGCATTTGGACATCATGATCTATACTTATTTCCTGAATTCAAATTAGGTGATAAATATAGAGCGGATTATGTGTTAATCGGTAGCGGATCTGGCGGATATGAATTTGTATTTATAGAATTTGAAAGTCCAAACGGAAGAATAACGCTAAAAGATGGTCATTCTGGACAAGCTATTCGAAAAGGAAATTTTCAACTATCTGATTGGAAACGATGGATTGAAAGTCATTCCAATATTTTTTTTAACGACCTCACTAAACTTAAAAATCCTAATTGTGATTTGCCTGATGAATTTACAGAATACGATAGTACTCGTTTCCATTTTGTTGTTGTGGCGGGTTTAAGAAAAAATTTTGATTCAACAACATATTATGAAAAAAGATGCCAAAAGAAAAATGAAGATGTAACTTTACTTCATTACGACAATCTATATGATAGTGCGATAATTTTAAAGGATAGAACGACATTTTAACATCTACACATTCAACGCATTCCGTGTCAGCCGATAAATTTCCAGCCGTGACAGTGCCTTCGGCGATTGATTCGTCTGATTCACCGTTTTCCGGTTGTCTGTGTTGTAATAATTGTTCACCGTTCCACCGGAACTGCCGGGCAGCATTGCTCCGGAGATTCCATGCAAGCTGTAATTCAAATCAGAATCCATGGTCAGCTGCATGGCTTTCGCCACACCGCCCACGGTTTTTTCCACATACTTCTTGCTCTTGTCGATGCCGTCTGCCAGCCCTTTCATAAAGTCTGGCATCCAACTCTCGTAGTCTGTCAGAGGACCTTTATCCGGCACAGAGAAGTGTAGGAAATCCCGAATGGTATCGGCAACATTGGTGACGCAGTCCGCCAGCCAGCCGATGGCACTCTGAATGCCGTCAATGATTCCCTGAATGATGTCCCGTCCCCAGTTCCAGGCATCGGAGGCCAGTCCCTTGATATATCCCACAGCGGCATCAAACCCATTCTGAATGGTGGATTTGATGCCGCTGATTTTGTCGGAAACCGCAGAACGAATGTTGTCCCAGATGCTGGACACCGTAGAAGAAATGCTCTGCATCACGTTGGAAATGGTGCTCTTGATGCTGTTCCAGATGTTAGACACCACCGACCGGATGGCGTTCAGAACATTGGAAACCGCAGAAGAGATTTGATTCCAGATAGACGATACCACAGAAAAAATGGCATTCATCACACTGGAAATCGTGCCGGAGATGCTGTTCCAGATGGAAGAAACTACATTCCAGATCGCAGACAAAACAGAAGAAATGAAACCAGATACCGCATTCCAAACCGTAGTCACCACATCTTGAATCGCTGTCAAGACCGTGGAAATTGTAGTAGAAATGGCGTTCCAGATGGTTTCAAATGTCGTTCGGATGCCCTCTAAAATCGGCGTTAAAAACGCCACGATCGCATTCCAAATGGCACGGATCTTCTCCGAGATCCAGTCCATCACTCTGCCCACAATAATCTGAATGGCTTCAAAAATCGTCTGAAACAGATAGCCAAATGCCGTGATCAGCGGTTCTAAGGTGGTGTAAATGGCGTTCCAAACGGTCGTAATGACGTTATGAATTGCCTGAAAGACCGTAGAAACTACATTGTAAATGGCATTGAAAATCGTGCTGAAAAAGTTGTAGATCGCCGTAAAAATGGTGGTGAAGAAATCCTGAATCGCTGTAAATACGGTCGTTGCCACCGTCTGAATGGCAGTGACAATGGTGGTGAAGGTGTTGGAAATGGATGTCCAGGTGTTGACGAAAAAGTCCCGGATTCCAGTAACGATTCCCGTGAAGAAGGAAGCGATGCTGTTCCATGTATCTATGAAAAATGTTTTGATGGAAGTCCAGACTTCGTTCCAGCTTGTTCCGAACCACCCCAGCACCACATCTGCAATGCCTTTCAGAGTATTCATGATATTGCGGAATGTGTTGACAATGAAATTCCAGATAGACGTAAAGATGCCCTTGATTCCATTCCAGCACTGCTCCCAATCGCCAGTAAACAGACCAATCAGAACGTCCAGCAGCCCCAGAAGAACGCCAGTAAACTCTGAAAAGATGTTGGAGATATTCTGAAAAACGCCTTCAAAAATGGGAGCTAACAGATTGCACAGCCCGTCCCACGCCGCTTTCAGCACATCGGTGAAACTTTCAAAGTCGAATCCCAGAGCGTTTAACCGGTCAGTGATGCCCTGTGTCAATCCGGTAAAGGTGCTTTTAATCTGCTCCCAGATGGCGATGATATTGCTTTTGAATTCGTCATTGGTTTTCCAGAGATGCACAAAGGCAGCCACCAGAGCGGCAACAGCTGCGATAATGGCAAGCAACGGACCAAGTGACACACCCAACGCTCCTGTTACAGCCCCGATCCCACTTTGCACAGCAGAGAACAGGGCAGGCAGTTTGGATACTGCGGAAAAGACTGTTCCCACGCTGGAGATGGTTTTTCCCAGCACCACCAGCATTGGACCCAGAGCAGCAGCCACCAGTGCAATTTTTGCAATGGTTTCTTTGGTCTGCGGATCCAACTGGTTCAACTTGTCCACCAGTTCCTGAATGCGGGAAACAATAGAGCGAATGGTGGGCATCAAAATATCGCTAAAACTGATCGCCAATTCTTCCAGCTGGGACTTCAAGATGGTCACTTGTCCGGCAAGGTTATCCTGCATGACCGCTGCCATTTTTTCAGTTGTGCCGTTGTAACCGTCTACTGTATCCGAACAGGTGTCAATGGCATTGGACAGCTTTTCAAAGTCCGCCGGGGAACCGTTGATGATCGCCAGCATACCGGACATGGCCTCTTTGCCAAACAGTGAGGCAGCCGCCTGTGCTTGTTCTGCCTCAGAAAGTCCGCCCAATTTCTGTCGGAGTTGTTCCATAAGTTCTCGTAAAGAGTACATCTTGCCGGAACTGTCGGTCAGAGAAATGCCGTACTGTTTCATGGCAGATGCTACCGTGCCTGTCGGCTTTGCCAGATTGGTGATGGCGGAACGCAGTGCTGTACCAGCCTGTGAGGATTTGATACCGGCGTTTGCCATCAAGCCGATGGCAATGGCGGAGTCTTCGGCAGAGTATCCTAAAGAACCCAGCACCGGAGCAGCATACTTGAAAGTTTCACCCATCATGCTGACATTGGTATTAGCGTTGGAACTTGCCGCTGCCAGAATATCCGCAAAGTGTCCGCTGTCCGAGGCAGACAAGCCGAAAGCAGTCAGAGCATCCGTGACAATGTCTGAAGTAGATGCCAAGTCCTCACCGGAAGCGGCGGCAAGGTTCATAATGCCTTCGATACCGCTGAGCATATCGTTGGTTTTCCATCCTGCCATCGCCATATAGTTCATGGCTTCCGCAGCTTCACTCGCTGAAAATTTTGTTTTGCTGCCCATTTCACGGGCTTTTTCCCGGAGAGCATCCATCTCTGAACCGGTCGCCCCCGAAACAGCTGCCACCTTTGACATGGCAGAATCAAAATCCGCACCAGTTTTTACGGCAATCGTTCCCAGAGCCGTGACACCAGCTGTGACGGGCAGCAGCTTTTGTCCCACACCGGAAATTTTGTCCCCGGCGGACTGCAGCGTTTCTCCCAGAACGCCCATCTTTTCCAAAGCGGTGTGAGAATTGTTTGCTTCTGTAGTCAGGCGTTTCAATTCGTTTTCGGTTTCGATGATCTCACGCTGTAAGGCATCATACTGCTGCTGGGAAATTTCGCCGTTTGCAAGAGCCGTATTTGCCTGTTCTGCGGCAGTTTTTAGTACTTCCAGCTTTTCTTTGGTAGCTGTCACCGCATCCGCCAGCAACTTGTGTTTTTGAGATAGGAGTTCCGTGTTGGAAGGATCGAGTTTCAGCAGTTTCTGGACATCTTTCAGCTGCATCTGCGTACCTTTGATGTCCTTGTTGACACCTTCCAGTGCTTTGGACAGCTTGGTGGTATCGCCGCCGATTTCTACGGTGATGCCTTTGATGCGGTTTGCCATAAATTTCACCCCCTTATCAAAATTTATCAAAGTCACTCTGATCCGCTAACATATGATATTTGTATTCGTCATTCTCCCGTTCGGTGAACATATCATTCACCAGACCAATGGTCAAAAAATCCAAATCGACCATTGACAAACCAAGCTGAACGCACCGCAACAAAAACAGCGGTGTGGTCATCGGTCGGTCAATCGGGCGATGTTTTTTTTAGACTTGACCTGTGTTTCTACGTTTAAACCCCAGAGGTCGATCAGCTGCGGCAAGATCTCATAGATGCTGAACGTGTTAAACTGTTCCAGCCACTCATCCGGAGAAGCCGGAATGGCTGCATCGGCGTGTTTTGCCATGATATAGGCGATGTTCTCAAACACCTCAAGGCTCTCGATGTCCAGTGCAGAGGATTCCTCTGTATTTTCTCCCACAGACTTTTGCAGTGCTGCAAAGTCCTGATAAATATCTCTGCGAAATTTCAAGCGATACAATCTGGGAACTGCTGCACTTGCCTTAAAAGGCACTTCAATCCCATCAATTGTAATATTTTTCTGAATTGCCATACTGCCACCTCCTTACGCTTTCACAGATGCTGCGGATGCTTTACCACTCTGTACAGCGGCAGCCAGATTTGGCATATATACCGCCTTGTACCAATTCTCATAAACCTCAGCATCCGTTTTCTCACAGGTTTTAGTTTTTACCAAACCACTGTTCAACGCCGTTGCGGTCAAAGACAGTGTTTCTGTTTTAACTTCCTTTTCGTCCTCAATGGTGCTGGATTCTGTTGCCGGACGAGAGGCAGAGCAACAGAACAGACAGTGCCGAATTTTATTCTTATCGCCGCTGAATTCAAACAGCAGTGCAAACTGTGATACTTCTGCAGTATTGGTTTCCGTGAGAACGCCCTTTTCATCCAGTTTCTCACCGAGAATGTCTGTCGCAAACTCAAGCGGAACCAATGCGATTTCAAGATCGCCGGTGTAACCAGAGTTATTGTTGATCACATAGTACACACCATCATCAGCGTAAAAATTGGATGCTTCACCTTCTGCATCGATAGACAGCGACACTGCACCGGGAATGCGAACCGGCTTTGCAAAAGTCGGCACACCTTCTTCATCATAAGAGGTGATTTTTGCATAGTGAACTTTGTTCAGACCGAATTTTACCTTGTTTTTCTCCATTGCCATATAGATCAAACCTCCATCTCATAGAGTACTTCATACAATTCTTCCGAATCAATGAATGTTTCTGTTTTTGTATAATAAATCTCGTGCTGGGAAAGCACTGACTCCACCTGTTCTTCCAATTCCGGCTGCTTTTTGTCTGTGTACAATTCAATGTCCAGCTGTTTGCAACTGAAATATGCCAAATTATCTGCCGAAAACGTATTCTCTCCAGGAGATAAAAACAGCAAAAAAGGCGGTGCAGGGCTTTCGTCCTCGGCAAAATGATGGTAGGCGAAAGGCAGTCCCATTTCCTCCATCATTTCTGCGATTTGTTCGTAGGTCATGACAAAGCCCCCTCAATTAAATGCTCCAGCAACTGTACACCGTTTTCTTCCGCAGGAGCAATATGCGGACGAGCAGATACACGACCACCGCCACGCTTGGCATGGCCTTTCTCCAATAAATGTGCCAGTTGATAGCGATTCTTACTGTGGACAGTCATTTCAAGAGAATGGCTGTTTTCCTTGGTTCTCTTCGTTGCCCAGCTTTTCGCATACTTTCCCGTGTCTGCCGGAGCATTGGCAGAGATCTCATTTTTCACTTGCGTTGCAGACTTCCGAACTGCTTTTTTCATAGCGGTATCTGCAAGGTCTGCATACTCCTGCAAGCCCTGCATGATTTCCTCCGCAAGATCGTCAATACTGGTCATTTTGCCCTGCCTTTCTGGCTTCTGCAGTAAGTTTCAGATAATCCTTGTGCAGATAATCCGGTGTAACACTGGTGATGTTGTATGTAACATCCCGAAACAAGATTCGGTTGCCTGTTACAGACGGCATCCAGCGCTGGTTTTGCCGAATGAGGAATTCCAGCGTCTGTGTTTCTTTGGTCACACCAGCGTCCGTATGCTCCGCAGAAGCTTTCAAAGTCACTTTTGCCCAGCAGGAAAAGGCTTCGTCCCACACAGCGGTGTGATTTCCGATTTCATCGGTAACGACACGATTCACCAGAAAGGTGATTCGCTGATTGAGTGTTCCAATTTCCATCAAATCACATCCTCTCGCTGTGCAAACAGCATGGCACGAAGTGTTAATGTCAGTTTGGAAAAGTCTGCGGTATTGCGGTTTTCATAGAGATAAGAAACCGTGTAGAGCATTGCTGTCCGTACCACATCTTCGTTTTCTGAAAAGCGTTCCTCGTCCATTCTTCCCACATCCATTACCAGCTGTTTTGCAGTTGAAATAAGGGAGAGAAGCAATGTATCATCATCTTCAAAATCAATCCGCAGATACTGTTTGACTTCCTGTAAAGTTACCACCCACTCCAACCCCTTTCTCTGATTACGCTTTCTTAATGGTAAGTGTCTTAACAGCTTCCGGAAGAATCAACTTGCCGTCCAGTCTCTGACTTGCAAGAAAACCAACCTGTCCGGTCATAGCAAAGAGCTCATTCAGTCTCTTGAAAGAGCGTCCCTGTCTGTCAGCCACCCAGTAATAACTAAAGTCGCCAAACGCCATGCACTTGTTGCCAGCCTTGATTTCCGGCACATAGCTGGATGTCTTGTAAGGACGATTCAGAATGGTATCCGGCACACCTGCCTGCACAGACGGATTCCAGATGTAATTGCCTGTGTTATCTTTCAATTTTCTGAGAGCCTTAACCGTGGAATCATTGAGCACCCACACCGCCTTCTTACGATACGGACTTCTCAGAGAATAGAAAAGCTCCATCACATCATCAAATGTAATGCTTGCACCTGTAGTGGAAGTGCCGTCTTCTGCACCGCCTGTAGCATTAAAAATGCCGGTCGGTTTTCCCTTGCCGTCACCAACAAAGAACGCCTCTTCTTCCTTTGCACCGATTCTTCTTGCAAACTCCTTTGCGATGTAGGATGGCAGGTCAAATACAGAATCATTGAGAAGTTCTTCGGAAATTTTGATCGCTGTTCCCAGCTTGTATGCGGAAAGCGATGCCTGTCCGAACGTATCATCAGAAAGAGAATACTGCTGTTCTTCGTCCATCCAGACAGCCTCGCCCTTGGAAGTCACAATCGGAATCTTGCGGTCGCCGTTGGAAGTTTTGATGACCGTTGCCATCTGGCGGAAAATGCTCTCTTCCTCTAATGCTTCCACCAGTTTTCGTTCAAACTCATCCGGCACAAGATAACCGCCCTCTGCATCTGTACCAATGTGCAAATCGTCATGGACATCAATCCAATTGCGGTTTCTGACGCTGTTCCAGAATGCCGTTTTGTAAGTATCGCTTGCCGTACCTGTCTTTTCCGTTACATTCGGAGTTGCAGGCTTACCGAGAACAGGAGTGGAAGTTGCTTTGTTCATTTCAGCTTCGATTTCAGCTTGTCGTTCCAGACGCTGAATTTCCTTGCCAAGGTCGACAATGGTCTGTTCCATTGCATCATAGGTCTTGGAATCTTCCTCACTGAGCACGCCGTTTGCATTTCGCTTGCTATCAAGAAAATCACGTGCTGTATCCCAAGCCTTCTTTCTCTTTTCTCTGAGTTCTTTAATCGTCATAGCCATAGTTAAAATCCTCCTTAATATTTCAGTAATGCCAGCCTTTTTTCAAGCTGATCAATCGGTGTACCTGTAACAGATTCTGCTGATGCAGATACTTTGGATAAGAATGCAGATAGATTCTTCGATTTGGAATAGGTCATTGCGGTAAGTGTATCTTCTTTTTCCTCTTCATCTGGTTCTTCCTCTTTGGGAACAACAGGTATTTTCTTCTCTGCAAAAAGAATCCCGTCCACAAATCCCATCTCATGAGCCTTTTTTGCATTGAGCCATGTTTCATCGGACATCAGCTTTGCAATCTTGTTTCGGCTGAGATGGGACTTGGTTTCGTAGGCGTTAATAATGCTTTCTTTTACCTCATCCAGCAAGATGATAGCCTTTTCCATATCTGCCTTGTTTCCCATAGCACAAGTGCTGGGGTCGTGGATCATCATCATTGCAGTCGGTGCAATTAAAGTTTCATCGCCTGCCATTGCCACAACAGAAGCCGCTGATGCAGCAATACCGTCAATTTTCACGGTAACCTTGCCTTTGTGATTTTTCAGCATGGAATAAATCTGACTTGCAGCGAACACATCACCGCCCGGCGAATTCAGCCAGACTGTCAGATTTCCGCTGACTTTTGCGAGTTCATCACGAAACAAAGCAGGTGTCACTTCATCGCCCCACCAGGTATCTTCAGAGATAGGACCGTTAAACAAAAGCTCTGTTTCCGATGTATCTTCGTTTTGGATAAAGTTCCAGAATTTCTTCATTTGGTTTTCTCCTCCTTTTCTGAATTTTGATTTGCAAATGCACCTGCATCAGCGAGTTTTGTAAAGCTGCCATTTACAAGATACAAGTTACCGCCTTCCTCCTCAGAAAGCATATTCATATCTTCCTTTTCACGGATATCGTTGGCAGACATCCAGCCATTCTGTCTTGCGGTAGCATAACCCTGCATACGGGAAGCATAATCGCCACGCAGAAGTCCGTCTACATTGAACTTCACAAAATACTGCCCCTTTTCAGAATCAGAAAGAAGTGCTTTCTGCAAAGACTGCTCCCACCTTACAATCCAAGGATCAAGGCTGTATTTCACGAAATCCAATGACAGATGTTCTACGTTACTGAATGTTGCATGGTCAAGGTCACCGATCATATGAAGCGGTACACGATACATTCTTGCGATTTCTTCAATCTGAAATTTTCTGGTTTCCAGAAATTGTGCTTCATTGTTTGGAATTGCAATGGGAGTAAATTTCATGCCCTCCTCTAAAACTGCGACCTTGTGAGCATTTCTTCCGCCATAGGCTCTCTGCCACGCATCACGCACACGTTCCGGATTTTTGATCACTCCGGGGTGTTCCAAAACACCTGACGGACTTGCACCGTTTCCAAAAAACGACGCACCGTATTCTTCGCAGGCAATAGAAATGCCGATTGCATTTTTCGCAAGTGCAATCGGCGAATATCCAACCAGACCATCAAATCCAAGTCCGGGAATATGCAAAACTTCATCGGCGTAAAGAAC